AGCAACCGATCAGCCCGAACGACTTCTACAAGCTCTGCGATCGCGACCTCGAGGCGCGTGACCGCTACCGCCTGGCGCGCGACGCGATGCAGGATGCCATCTTCGACGAGATGCTCGAGATCTCCGACACGGTCGAGATCGGCGAGATCGTGACGACGACTGAAGTTCCGGGCAAGGATGGCAAGATGACGAAGCAGACCAAGCGCGAGACGCGCGACCTGGTCGAGCGGGCCAAGGTGAAGTTGGAAACGCGGCGATGGTTCCTGAAGGTCACGGCGCCGCAGAAGTACGGTGACAAGCTCGATGTCGACCAACGCGTCGAGCACGTCATGGCGAAGGAAATCGAAGAGCGGCTGAACGATGGGCGCAAGCGACTCGCACTCGTCAAGTGAGCTCCTGCTCGCGGACGCGATCGCGGACTGCTACGCGGATCCGTACCGGTTCGTCATGCTCGCCTTCGCCTGGGGCAAGGGCGACCTCGAGCGTTGGCCGGACGGGCCCGACGACTGGCAGCGCCAAGTGCTCGAGGACATCGGTGCCGGCGTGCTCACCATCGACGAAGCGATGCGCAGCGCGAACGAGCATGACGCGATCCGGCTCGCGACTGCATCGGGTCACGGCATCGGCAAGAGCGCGCTTGTCGCGTGGTTGATCCTCTGGTCGATGTCTACGCGGCCGCATGTGAACGGCGTTGTCACCGCGAACACGACGAAGCAACTCGAGACGAAGACCTGGCGCGAGCTCGCGGTGTGGTGGAAGCGTGCGATCAACGCGCATTGGTTCAACTGGACCGCGACCAAGTTCTACCACATCGATAACACGGAGACGTGGTTCTTCGCCGCGGTGCCGTGGACGGAGCAGAACACGGAGGCCTTCGCCGGGCAGCATGCGGCGCACGTCGTGATCATCTTCGACGAGGCCTCCGGCATTCCCGACGTGATCTGGGAAGTGGCCGAAGGCGGGCAGACAACGGGCGAGGTGATCTGGGCGGTGTTCGGCAATCCGACGCGGCCGACCGGCAGGTTCCGCGAATGCTTCGGCCGGCTGCGCCATCGCTGGCAGACCAGGCAGATCGATTCGCGCGACTGCAAGATGGCGAACAAGAAGCAATGCGCGCAATGGGTCGAGGACTTCGGCGAGGACTCCGACTTCGTTCGCGTTCGCGTGCGCGGTGTGTTCCCTCGGGCCGGCGCGAAGCAGTTCATCGACGACGAGACGATCGAACAGGCCCAGGCGCGTGACGTCGCCGACGACATGGGCGCGCCGCTGTTGATGGGTGTGGACGTCGCGCGGTTCGGCGAGGATCAATCGATCATCCGCTTCCGCCGCGGCCGCGACGCGCGCTCGATCAAGCCGAAGAAGTACCGCAACGTCGACACGATGGACCTCGCCAGCTACGTCTGCGAGGCGATCGACACGCACGATCCGGACCTGGTGTTCATCGATGGCAACGGTGTCGGCGGCGGCGTCGTCGACCGCGTGAAGGCACTCCTCGGCAAGGATCGCGCGAAGATGGTGATCGAGGTGCAGAACGGAGCTCGAGCGCAGAACCAGTCCGACTTCTTGAACAAGCGCGCGGAGTGCTGGTCGCGGATGAAGGACTGGTTGCCGGGCGCCTCGATCGATCGGGACGCGGATCTGCGCGATGACCTGGTCGGGCCGGAGTACGGGTACGACCTGCACAACCGGCTGAAGCTCGAGAGCAAAGAGTCGATGTCGGCGCGGGGGCTGCACTCACCAGACGACGCTGACGCGCTCGCGCTGACGTTTGCAGTCAACGCGCCGCGTCGCGACAAGGAAAAGAAGACGCAGCAGAAGCAGCATGGCGGCACGCGCTTGTCGCCTGGCGCGTGGATGACGTGATCGGCGTCCCGCATTCGATGTTCATGGCTCGAGGAGGCAGCATGGAATTCCCGAAGATGATGTACCGATCGATCAAGCGGGCGGAGGCCTGGGTGATCGAGCATGTGATGGCGCTGCACCCGGAGCATGAGGCGGCGATGTCCGACCGCGGCTTTGGCACGATCGCCGATGCCCGGACCGGCGTGCCGGAAGGCGTCGCGCCGACGCACGCAGCGGTGCAGGTTCCAGACATCATGGCGACGGAAGCCGCGCCGAAGCAGGAGCCGCCGGCGAGCACCAAGGCGCACGGTGACGCGGACGCCCAGGTCATCCAGGACGAGAAGGACGCGCAAACGCGCAGCGATGCCGCCTGACGTTACCCTGCCGGGCATTGACGACGCGCCAGGGCCGTCGGACCCGCGCACGGCCGCGCTCGACGCGGTCGACGCCAACGTCTCGAACTCCGACGCCGGAGGCGAAGAGGCGGAGGACAAGGGCAACGCGGCCGTCGTGCTGCGCGCGCTCGAGCGTTGGCAGTACGTCGACGCGGAGGACGCGGAGAATCGCAAGAACCAGATTGAGGACACCAAGTTCGCCTGGAAGAAGGGCGAGCAATGGAACGCGAAGAACAGGGAAGACCGCGAGCGCGCGAATCCGCCGCGGCCGTGGCTCGAGTTCAACCAGACGGGCCCGTTCGTCAAGCGCATCACCAACCAGCAGCGCAAGAATCAGCCGGCGATCAAGGTGCGCCCGGCCGGCAATGGGAGCTCGCAGCAGATTGCGGACATCTACTCGGGTCTGGTGCGCGCGATCGAGTACGACTCGCAGGCCGGCAGCGTCTACGACACCGGCATGGAGCACGCCGTCACCGGCGGCCGCGGCTACTGGCGCGTGATCAGCGACTGGGAGGCGGAAGACTCGTTCAACCAGGTGCTGAAGTTGCAGGCGATCGCGAATCCGTCGGCGGTGTACCTGGATCCGGATGCCAAGGCGCCGGACAAGAGCGACATCCAGTACGCGTTCGTCTGCGAGTGGTTGGACAAGGAAACCTACGAGAAGGAGTGGCCGGACGCTGGCGACGCGGTGTCGTGGGATTCTGCCGAATACTCGAGCGGCTCCTGGGCGTCGTGGTACGCGGCCGGCATGGTCTGCGTCGCCGACTATTTCGAGATCGTCGAGTACCAGGACGTGCTGTGCCTGCTCGACAACGGCATGACGATGTGGGAGGAGGATTACCAGCAGTTGATGGAGAAGTTCCTCGCCGCGCTGCCGGAGCCCGCGGTGATGGGCATGATGGCGTCGCCGCAGCTTCCGCCGCAGGTGATGCAGAAGAAGGACCGCACGCGCAAGCGCGTCGACTGGTACAAGGTGACGGCGAAGGATACGCCGCTCGCGAAGTACGAATGGAAGGGCAAGTTCATCCCGATCGTCTGCTGCGTGGGCGACGAGATCATGATCGACGGCGAGCGCATCTACCAGGGTGTGATCCGCCGCATGCGCGACGCGCAGATGATGCTGAACTATGCATTCACGCTGATGGTCGAGCGCATCGCGCTGGCCCCTCGAGCTCCGTTCATCGCGGCCGCGGGCCAGACGGAAAACCAGAAGGGATGGGAGACGCTCAACACGGAGAATCATCCCGTGCTCGAGTGGAACATCGTCTACACCGAAGACGGCCAGGCGATCACGCAGCCGCCGGCGCGGCCCGAAGGGATCGGCGTCGACCAGGGCCTGGTGACGATGCTTTCCCTGTGCGTGCAGAACCTGCAAGCGATCACCGGGCAGCACGATCAGCAGGCACCGGATCCGGACACGCCGTGGCGTGCTCTGGTGCAGTCGCAGCGCGTAGGCGACGTCGCGGTGTTCCAGTACGGTGACAACGAGGCGCGCGCGATCGAGCACACCGGTCGCATCATCGTCGACTTGATTCCGTACTACTACTCCGGTCAGCGCGCGGTGCGCCTGGTCAACATCGATGGCACCGACAAGCAGGTCACGCTGAACCAGCAGATGTCGGATCCGAACAATCTTAACGCGACGAAGACGGTCAACGACGTGCGCGTCGGGCGCTACGACGTGGTGGTGACGACCGGGCCGTCGTATGAGACGCGTCGCGTCGAGGCGGCGAGCGAGATCAAGGAGTTCATGGACGCGATGGGGCCGCAGACGGCGCCCCTCATCGGCGACATCTTCGCCGACATGGCCGACTGGCCGGGCGATGTGGGCAAGCGCGTCGCGCGCCGGCTGAAGGCAATGCTGCCGCCGCAGATCCAGCAGATGGAGGCCGACGAGTCGCAGGATCCGCAGGTCGCGCAACTGAAGCAGGCGCTGCAAGGCGCGCAGCAGCAGATGCAGGCGATGACGCAGCAGGCCCAGGCGCTGATCAAGAAGCTCTCCGACGAGAACGCGACGCTGAAGACGAAGAACGAATCGAAGCGGCTCGATTTCATGTCCTCGCTGATGGAGACGCAGGGCAAGCGCGACGACCTCGCCACGCAGCGGCTGATGGAGGCGGAGAACAACGCGTCGCAGGAGTTCATCGCGAAGCTCGACATGGTCGGGCAGATTGCCGGCGCGATCGCGAAGCTCGGGATGGATCCGACGCCGCTATTGCCGGCAATCATGCAGCAGGTCGCGGCCGGCGGGCAGTCGATCCGCCGCGGGCCCGACTTCTCCGACGTCGCCGCGGCGATCCAGCAGCAGGACACGCAGGATCAGCAGCAGATGATGGGCGTCGTCGCGCAGGCCGGACTCGGGCAACCGGATCCGACGCAGCAGCCTGCGCCACAAATGTCGCCGCCAGGGCCTCCGCCCGGACCGCAACCAGGCCCTCCGCCAGGAGGCGGGGGTATGATGCCGCCGAATATGCCGCCGCCCGGCGGCGCCCCACCGCAAGGAGGTAACGGACAATGATGGTCGACGCATTCCTTCCCGCAAATCTCGGCACGCTGACCTTGAGCGTCACCGCGGCCGCGATCGGCGCGCGCATTCCGACCGGCGGGGTAACCGGGGCCTTCGGCTCGCATAGCGGCGGCGAATACCTCGAGATCCAGAATGTCGGGCCGCAGATCGTCTTCGTCGAGACATCTCCCGGCGCATCCCCTGGCGGCGTCGACACGCCGTCGGTGACGGCGACGGTTGCCAACTCTTATCCGGTCCTGGTCGGACAGCGCAAGATCATCCGCCGCGCCCAAGGCGATTCGTTCATCTCCGTCATCGGCGCCGCCGCCGGCCCGTCGACGGTCTACGTCACTCCGGGCAACGGAATCTGATGTTTCACCCTCATCCGCAGGGTTTGCGGACATAACGCAGCACCAACGCAGGAGAAGAGCACCATGTCCCTTCCCAGTACCATCATCAACTGTCCGGCCGGAGCGCCGCAACTGATTCGCCCATCGCCGGGAACGTACTACTGCCTCGAGGCGATTCCCGCCGGCACCGGTACGATCGGCATCGAACGCTCCGAAGACAACGGCACGACCTATGTGCCTTCGGCTTTGGGTGCGGTGGCGACCGTCAACACGATCGCCGGCCAGGCGGGCGTCTCGACCATCCTGCGCGTCAGCGCCGCCACGGCGGCAGGCACGGCCGTGCTGATGACCCTGTCCAACCCGCAAGCTGGCGGCGGCGGCCCGGAGTTCGTCATCAACGGCGTGCAGTACACGACGCAGGTCACGCTGACGACGGAGCTCGAGCTCTTCGCGGTACGCTTCCCGGCCGGCTTCCTCAAGCCGAATTTCCGCCTCGAGCTCGACTACGCAATCACCTGCAGCCAGAACGTGAACGTGAAGACGCTGAAGCATTACTTCGGCAACAGCGCCAACACCGCGTTGGAAGGCGGGACGATCATCGGCACGCAGCTTGCGACCTCGAGCGCGGGCCAGTTGACCCGCATCGTGGTCACGGGCCGCGGCGACGGCGCGACGATCGACGCGCAGGGCATCGGCGTCACCGGCGCCGGTTGGGGCTTGAATACCACCGCGCCGATCTCGGTTGCATCCGGCACCGCATATTCGGGCCCGAGCGCAGTCGAGCAGGCGCTCGTCATCAGCTACCAGAAGGCGACCGCGGCTGACGCTCTTGTGTTGCAGTCCGTCATCGGACGCGTTTATCAGTAGCAGCATCAACAGAGGCCGCCGCAGTCGATCGCGGCGCCTCGATTGATGTTGTTGCACGGCCGCACCTGCTCGAGGTCGAGCGGGGAGACAGCGATCGCAATCGGCGAGCGATCAAGGAGGCAACATGCCGCCCGAACTTGAACTGCCAGGTATTGACAGCGCAGCACCTGCAACTCCGGCCGCACCGGCGCCCTCAGCGCCGGAGGACACCAGCACGCAATCGGCGAGCGTGCAGCAAGACGCGGGGCAACCCGCGCCGGGAGCACCGACCCCGGAAAGCGACGCCGGCGACATCGATGGCGAACCGGCGCAGCCGCGTCGGCGCGACAGCGGAGCGCAGCGTCGATTCGGCGAACTGTTGGAACGCGAACGTACTGCACGCGAGGAAAGCTCGCAGCTTCGCAGCATGTTGGCGATGGTGTTGCAGGGACAGATGAATCCGGCCCAGGCGCGCGCGCAGGCTGACGCGCACCAGCAGGAGGCTCCGCCCCGGCTCGAGCAATTCGGCAACTGGGCCGACTTCAATCAAGCGCAGGCGCGGTATGAAGCGCGGCAGGTCGTGCGGCAGGAGTTCGCGGAAGCGACGCGCATGGCGAACGAACACGCCCAGAGGCAAGGTGTCGAGCAGCAGCAGCGGATGTTGGCGCAGGCCGACGTCGAGATCAACGGGGCCCTCGGGCAGCAGATGCAGGAAGCTGCGGCGCGGTTCCCGGAGTATCGCGACGTCATGTCAGACGCGCATTTCGATGTCCCGCAGAACGTGCGGGCCGCGATGGCGCTGTCGGGCATGGGGGGCGATGTTGCTCTCTACCTGGCGAAGCACCCGCAAGTCATCCGCCAACTCGCGACGCTGCCGGACATGTCGCTGTCGTTTCAGATCACGCGAATCGCTAACGCAATGCGCTCGGGTTCCCTCAATGTGTCCAACGTGCCAGCACCGGGACGACCGGCTGGCAACCGCGGAACGGGTCCGTCCGATTACCCCGCCAACGCGACGCCTGAGCAGCACCTGGCGTGGCGCAACCGAATGGCGAAGGCCGGAGCCGGACCGCGGAAATAGCGAGAGGAATCTGCTGTGGCCAATACCGTACTCACTCCGACCATGATCACCAACGAAGCGGTGATCGTGCTGGAGAACCAATGCAACGCCGTCAAGTTCATGGACTCGTCCTATAGCGATCAATTCGCGAAAGACGGAGCCAAGATCGGCGCGACGTTGAACATCCGCAAGCCGGCCCGCTACATCGGCCGCCAGGGCTCCACGCTGCAGGTCGAAGACCAGACGGAAACGCAAGTCCCGTTGGTGCTGACCACGCAATTCGGCGTCGACGTGCAGTTCACGTCGCAGGAGCTCACGCTGTCGCTGCAAGACTTCAGCAAGCGCGTGCTGATGCCGCAGATGGCAGTCATCCGCAACCGTGTCGATCGCGACGCGGCGCTGCTCTACCTCACGACCCCGAACGAAGTGGGCACGCCGGGCACGCCGCCGGCGACGCTGACCTCGCTCCTGCAAGTGCGGCAGCGTCTGCTCGAGATGGGCGCACCGGACGACGACCAACTGTTCCTGCTGCTTTCGCCGGCGGCGAACACCTCGCTGATCAACGGCCTGGGCACGCTGTTCAACTCGCAGAAGCTCCTGACGGAGCAATACGAGTCGGGCACGATCGACGCGGGCGTTGGCCTCAAGATCGCGATCGACCAGAACGTCGGCACGCAAGTCGTGGGTCCGCTCGGTGGTTCGCCGACGATCAACGGTGCCGGCCAGGGCCTGACCTCGGGATGGGCGTATTCGATGAACCTTCTCGTCAACGGTTGGACGGCGGCCGCGGCGCCTCGTCTGAACGCGGGCGATGTGTTCACGATCGCGAACGTGTTCTCGGTCAACCCGCAATCGCGGCAATCGACCGGCGTGCTGCAGCAGTTCGTGGCGCTGTCGAACGTCTCGAGCGACGCGGCGGGCAACTCGACGATCCCGATCGTGCCGGCGCTGATCTCGGCGGGCCAGTACCAGAACGTGACGATCTCGCCGCCGAACGCGGCCGTCGTGACGCCTCTGGGCAGCGCGGGCATCTCCTATCCGCAGAACCTCGGGTTCCACAAGAGCGCATTCACCATCGCGTTCGCGGACCTGGTGCTGCCGAAGGGAGTCGACATGGCGGAGCGGAAGGTCTACAAGAACATCAGCCTCCGCGTGATCCGGGCGTATGACATCAACAACG